GAGAACAGCGATGGATATAAGCAAACAAATTTTAAGTGATGTGACGGTTTTTATGAAATACGCAAAGTATTTGCCGTCTATGAACCGGAGAGAAACTTGGGAAGAACTAGTAACTAGAAACAAGGAAATGCATCAGAAGAAATACCCCAAACTTCATGATGATATCGAAAAAGCCTATAGACTGGTGTATGATAAAAAAGTACTGCCGTCTATGAGGTCTATGCAATTTGCTGGAAAGCCTATTGAGATTAGCCCTAACCGTATTTACAACTGTGCCTACGCACCGGTTGATGACTGGAGGGTATTTGGAGAAATTATGTTTTTGCTTTTAGGTGGAACCGGAGTAGGATACTCAGTACAAAAGCATCACGTAGAAAAACTACCGGAAATTAGAAAACCTAACCCCAACCGTTTTAAAAGATTCTTAATTTCAGATTCTATTGAAGGATGGGCCGATGCTGTTAAGATGTTAGCCAAGTCTTACTTTAAAGGAGGATCAACCATTCAGTTTGATTTTTCCGATATCAGACCTAAAGGAGCCAGACTGGTAACTTCAGGCGGTAAAGCACCCGGACCCCAGCCGTTGAAAGAATGCTTGGTAAAAATGCAAGGTATTCTAGAAACAAAAGAAGACGGTGATAGGTTAACTGCTATTGAAGTTCATGATCTAGTATGTCATATTGCCGATGCTGTATTGGCCGGCGGTATTAGAAGAGCTGCTTTAATTGCTCTATTCTCAGCTGACGATGATGAAATGATTGCTTGTAAGTCTGGTGCCTGGTGGGAATTAAATCCACAGAGAGGCCGTGCAAATAACTCTGCTGTATTATTGAGAAGAAAAGTAACTAAAGAATTTTTCATGGATTTATGGAAAAGGATTGAAGCTTCCGGTGCCGGAGAGCCAGGAATTTACCTTTCTAACGATAAAGACTGGGGAACTAATCCTTGCTGTGAGATTGCATTGAGACCTTTCCAATTCTGTAACCTTTGTGAAGTTAACGTATCTGATATTGAATCTCAAGAAGATCTAAACGAGAGGGTTAAAGCAGCAGCTTTAATTGGAACCTTACAAGCCGGTTATACCGATTTCCATTACCTGAGAGAGGTTTGGAGAAGAACAACCGAAAAAGATGCCTTAGTTGGCGTATCTATGACCGGTATCGGTTCAGGTGCTGTATTAAAGTACAACATGACCCAGGCAGCAGAAGCTGTTAAAGAAGAAAATGAAAGGATTGCCGGGTTAATTGGCATTAACGTTGCTGCTAGATGTACGACAGTAAAACCTGCAGGGACAACCTCGTTAACCCTTGGAACCTCATCTGGAATTCATGCCTGGCATAACGATTACTACATTCGTAGAATTAGGGTAGGTAAGAACGAATCCATCTATACGTACCTGGCAATAAACCATCCGGAATTGCTGGAAGATGAATACTTCCGTCCTCACGATACCGCTGTAATCTCAGTACCTCAAAAAGCACCAGAAGGTGCAATCTTAAGGACAGAATCACCTTTAGACCTTTTAGAAAGAGTTAAGAAGGTACACCAGGAGTGGATTAAACCCGGACACCGTAACGGTAACAACGCCCATAACGTATCTGCAACTATTTCAATTAAAGAAGATGAATGGGAGACTGTAGGAGAGTGGATGTGGACCAACAGAAAGCATTATAACGGACTTTCAGTATTGCCGTACGATAATGGAAGCTATAAACAAGCACCCTTTGAAGACTGTACTCAGGAAGAATATGAAAAGTTAATTGAAACTTTACAAAACATAGATCTTTCAAAAGTAATCGAATTTGAAGATAGTACCGACCTAGCAGGAGAAGCTGCCTGTGCCGGCGGGTCCTGTACTGTAACGTCATTCTAATTGATTTCGCACTTCATTAATTGATTTCACAGATACCGACTATTTATATTATATGAGTAGTCGGTATTATATTTATAAGATAACTAACAAAATAAACAGTAAGTGTTACATTGGAAAAGCAAAGGACTGTAATTGCCGTTGGTTAGAACACAAGCGAAACGTTAAACACGGTAAACAACACCCACTATACGATGCAATAAGAAAATACGGTTTAGAAAATTTTTCATTCGAAGTGCTTTTAGAAACAGTAGAAACTTTAGTAAATAAACAAGAAAAAACTTTAATTGAAATATTTTCAAAATACCCACTTGGATATAATTTAGCAGAAGGAGGAACAGGTGGAGATACTAAGAAGCACTGGGATGAAAAACGATGGGCAGAACACTATAAAAAACACAACTTGAAAAACTACAGAACAAAAAGAATCAGCAATCTAGAAATCTTTAAGCAGGTACCGGGACTTCTAGAAAAAGTAGAAGCAGGGCAGATAACAAAAAACGAAGCAGTTAAAATAAGACGAGCAGCAGGTATATATACAGAAGCAGAACTTAAAGGTAAGCAAAAGATAAAAGAATTGCACAACACACCAGAAATAAAAGCTTTAAAAAGTAAAAATGCAACAGGAACATCTAATAGTAGATGGTTGGGGTATTTGCAGGTTTTTGATGCAGAAGGTATTTTAATCGCTGAATACGAAACAGCAAAACAAGCAGGGAAAGCACTAAACATACCAGCACATACCATAAGAGAAAAAGCAAGATCAGGAGAACCTTATAAATGTCTTAAGAAGACACAAGACTATTACGGATATACTTTCAAGTTTCGGTCTACAGTAGAGAAACCTAAGCAAGATGTATAACAGCTACCTTTCTTTTTTATCCCTATTTATATAAAATAAAAGCTTGGGGGTCTGATTGTAATCATATTGATAGGCGGGTTAATGTTCTACCTCACCAGAGACATGAAGAAAGAATAATGTTATAAAACCATGGGAGAAACCACCAACATCAATCTCAGTATTGATAATTTTATTGTTACCAGCGTAACTAAGATCAACTGGGATGAAGCTAAGGACACCTGGGGTGCTTTTTATGGAAGTGAATACTATGCAAAGTATTTAAAAGCTGTTTACTTTATAGATGTACCCGGTCCACCTTACAAGATACTTTGGGACCATGCAATCATACTAACTGTAGTATTTCCGGCTCAAGGTGGAGGTTCTTACGTAGATTCACAAACCGGCAAGAAAAAACGCAAGAAGACAATAAAGATCCTATTTATTATGGATGACCTGACCAAGGTTTTTGAAAAAGATAAGAACGATGAAATATCGGTCGAGTTTAGAAACCAGGTCGAAAATGAATTAACCGAAAGATTTGGCCAAAAAGTAATATTAGAAGATGTTCAAATTATACACAGATAAACATAATACCTTTAAGTGTAAGGTAAAAGTAGAAGGAGCTTCAGAATCCAACGCCTTAGCACGTTTAATTATCGAAGGTGAAACTCACAACCTCATGTTTGAGGGTAAATTAAAAGATAGTGTATGTGAGGTTAATATTGGTAAATTTAAAAACTTTGATAATTTCAAAAGCCGTGGTTTTGTTAAACTAGAAATTATAGCAGACGATACATATTTTACTCCTTGGAAATCAGAATACCAAGTTGAACAATCAAAAAATGTTGTTATCGAAGTGATTGAAGAGAAAAAAGATTTAAAACCGCTTGTAGAAATAACTGAGGTTTCATATATTAAAGACAAGGTAGAAGTTAATTCTGATAATCACGGAGAAAAAATATATAAAATGCTGGTGAAGGAAGGTATCGATTTAAGAAATTACAGGTCTTTAGACGATATGTTCAAACGTAACAGCAAAGCAAAAGTTGCAGTTAAAAAATATATAACCGAAAACATACCCTCCACCGATGTATTAGAATCAACTTTAAGCTACCTGGTAGATAAATTCTAGTAAGTTGAACTCTAATGCCATACAACTCAGGATCGATAGCTAACTTTTCAGCGTCTGCAATAAGCGATACCTATCAGAGAGTCGTACAGACCGATGGAATTTATTTGGCCGACGGTACCGGAAGTATTTTAAATAATCTAACATTCCCAAACATAAACATAAGCGGAGATCTATATGTAAGCGGAACTTTATATGCAGAAAATACAGTAACAGTAACACAATCCTACTATTCAGGATCTAATATATTCGGTGATCAATTAACAGATACCCATCAATTTACCGGATCTATTCTATCGACCGGTTCTAATGTTTACAACGGAACAAATACATATACAGGATCTGTTAACATTACAGGCTCTTTAAATATTAACGGGGTTGATTATACTCAAACTAGTGCCTCATTTAATACTAGAATCCTAAATAATAGCTCAAGTATTGCAGCCCTATCGGCTTCTTTTGTAGCATTTAGTAGTTCTTACAATACAGGATCATTTACCGGAAGCTTTACAGGGTCTTTCCTAGGTATAATAGACGGAGGTACATTCTAATGGCAGGACTAAACGGAAAACCAGGCTTAACCCCGCTAAAAATATATAGCGGCAGTGTATTGCTTACACAGTATGTAAACAAACTTACAATAACAGGTTCAGGGGTAGGAGTAACAGTCGGAAAATTTAATGATATACTACTGACATTAACCGGAGGCGGCGGTACAAGTACTACAGCATCTTACGCTATCACAGCAAGTTTTGCTGAAACAGCTTTAACAGCTTCTTATTTTTCTGGCACAGTAGTATCAGCTTCATATTCAGAAACTGCATCTTATGCTTTAAAAGTGGATGGAGGTACATTTTAATATTTATAACAAATGGCTTTAATATTCAAAAATACAGGTCAAGGTGGTAATATAACTATAAAAAACAATGGGTTAGGAGGTAGTTTAAGAGCTATTGAAAGTACTAGACCTATTGTTACTGGAGTTGCTTTTGAATCCCCACAGGCTTATATTTATACTTCATTTAGAACAGGAGACGAAGGATGGAGATGGCAAAATGGATGGTTTGATTATACACCACCCACAAATCCGTTAAAAGTAGCAGCCTTAGATTTTACCTCAGCAAATGCAAAATATGTTTTAAAAACCCCTTTAACAGTAAATGGGGTATCTAGTACACAGCGTTTTGTATCTTTTAGAGGAAACCAAGATTTTAGTGCAGGCGGTGTTAACGGAAACCTTTTATTAATAGATAAACTTACAGGGTTAGGTATTAGACGACAAAATTACTTTGGTGTTTGGAATGGTGGAATAGACAATGCCTTAACCTATTCTGTAACAGTTAATGGAGTAACTTATTCCGATTGGTACATGATGGGTATTTATGAGTATTATGCCCTTTTTGCTAATACAAATTATGTTACAGGGGGTATATGGAGAGATCCAATAAGTTTAGTAGATTTATATACTTTTAATGCTTCGTTTATGCTTTTAGCAGGAAGTAATACCTCAAGATGGTCGCCTAATGGTATTACTCCTGTAAGTTGGCCTGGCGATAATCAAAATATGATTTTTATAACAAAAGAAACAAGAAACCTAATATCCTAATATGAATCCACAAATAGAAATACAATTCACAGGAACATACCAGTTAGATGAAACAACAATATGTGTTAATCCTTTAGCTATAGCAGAAAGTGCTACTGATAATTTTATAGATAATGTAAGTTTAACTGTTGTTTTTGTTTCTCCAACTTATAGCTATACTCGTGGTATAGGTTCTTTTACATATGATGTAACTTGGACAAATCAAGATGTAATTGATTATATAACTAATTACATGAATTCAATCCAAATAAATTAAATATTTATACTAAATGAGCAGTACCATAATAATAAAAAATAG